ACTGGCCTCACAGCACGCCGGATAATTTCTGTTTTAGATTGACAAAATCTCCCGTAAACACGGGCTTAGTACTAAGACTACGTCTACGTCATAATTTTCCTACATAGTTTGCAGACAGAAATAACTAACAAAACTTGTGGTCCCTACTTATGACGGGATTATTTAACTTTACCACCACATGCCTGCAGGTGAGAACCATTTTAACGTCATGTTCAGGACAAAGCCAAATGCTCAATTGCACCTGGTCAATCCAAACTTGTTACAATACCAATTCAATCGTTCATCATATGTGGGTAAATCACTTACATATCCCGATAAACCAGCATCACAAACAACTTCCAACAATTGTTTTCTCCTTTCTTCATACACATCGCGCCCAAACTCAAAATATTTGAGTGCAGCATTGTTAATGGCCTCTGCTGATGACTGTTCCATCGACAGTATGCCACTCTTTAAATGCGTGTGCAACATTTTAGCGATAGTGCTTTCTTCACATGGACAACGATACAAATTAAGTTCATCATCCCACACAGCGTAATGTTTAAGAAAACTGGCCGAAGACAAATGGATATATGGTACCGATTCCGCATTCTTGTCGGCCATCGTGTACTTAATCCCCATACATTCAAACACTTTAGCAACACGAGTGTGATTAATCGCATCATATCCTTTCCGCACAGTCATAATATTATCATCACCGTACGTCATCAATGAAACAACTTCTCGAAATGCCGGTATTCTCCACCAACCGTCTTCTTCAGCAATCGTATAATACGCATAACGCATATATAAAGAATTAACTAAAGAATTAATAATGACGGTTAAAGGATGACCAGAAGGATTCGAACCGAAAAATTGAACCAACGTACCAAAATAGTCATACGTAGGATAAGTTATTTCAGTGGCAATACCCCTCATTATTTCCAAATCACGTGCAGAATAATTACCACTCTTCTCTGCAATCTGAATCAATATTTTAAATGCAGCAAACATAAAACGAGCGGACATACGCGCATCAAATTTAGCATAATCTCCCGCAATGCCACGTTCCCAACCATATCTTCCAATATGCTCATAAATATCTGTCCATTCTGGAGATTGTTGAACAACGCCAACAGCGCATTCGAATGTTGTTTGATTACGCTGCACAAGTGCTGCTAAAGACAAAAAATATTTCCGAACCAACAAAATAGTCGCAAAGTTACAAGCAGCAAAGACACGAACCTTATCCTTATCGATTTCTGAAGGTGCGTCTTTCAAAGAACTTTTGTACACTGTATTAATACGAAAACCGTTGGCTAATGTTTCTTCCATGCGAGCAACTTCTGCCCACAATTCTGGCGGAGCATCACGCACACACGAAATTCCATCAACAACTCTATCGGACAAATCAACAATTTTATCCTTAGGCCCCGAATGTGGAAAACCTCGTGATGTAGCGAAATTAATAGCGTTTACACCCAAAACTCCATCCAAACCAGACAAGTTAGCATCATCAGAAATAACGCGTACTTGCCTCAACTCTTTTTCACACAACTTTTTCTCAATATCAACTCCATAATCGACAACTGATTTATCCAATCTCGTTTGATCTATTTGAAATACGGTATCCACCTTTCCAACAATATCAGCTTCCTTGTGACGACGATCTGCCATTTCCTTAGGCTTGCCATGTTGTTTTCGAATGCCCATTATAGTCGTCACTGAATCTGAAATCAAAGAAGTAACTACTTTACTACTAGGCGTTGAAGAAGGTCGATTATGTGACCCTATCACCTTAATCTTACTACCCAGAGGAAGCGATCTGGTGACACATTTTTCATGAGGTGCCTTTAATGGACCAACATCAACATCCTGAATTTGAGTGTTAAAAGGCATCGAACTATGCGAAAACAGTATGGCAGGTTTCGCAGCCAACTTACTCTTCGCAACATGATACTGTTCAAAAGTCAACAATCCAGCGCCTCCGTGTTTGCCGCGACCGGCCAAATGAAAACCTGCAATGTGATGCTTCTTCCCCAAACCTACAAGCGTGCCCATGCACAAACCATTAAACGTGTTTATAGGAAAATTATAATCCAATCCTTTGAATACACCCCCGCGTTCTGTATAAACACGCTTATAAGTCGCACAAAAAGGATCACTAACTTTCACACAATGACTATCGTTATATACCATACGGCAGTCAATACTTTTACCATCATATATCTCAGCTGTGGGCAAATATCCAGTAATGTCTTTTTGATCTCCCATTTCTGGAAGATACCATAAACACAAATCTCCACTAACTTTAATAGTGGAAGCCGGATCCAATATCACATTGGCAAAATTCCCTGCTGGACGCTGAATTTTCGCCTTCATCGACTGCTTTGGCACCACATGGCCAGGTAAAAGCCATATATTACTTTCTATTGGAACAATATTACAAAATTCTCCATCTTCTTTCTCAAGAATGCATTGACGTTTGATCATCATGTTAATAATATGCTGATCGCATGTGTTCTCTGCATCATGCCCACGCGGAACCTTATAACGATACGGGCGTTCTCGAATTGCACGTCCAGTATCGCCCCACCATGGGTGTTCATCTTTTTGCCACGGTTTCTCATTAATTTCAAAACCGTTGTTAAAACCATCACGTTCTCCTGCTTGCACATGCTTTAAAGAAGCAAAATAAGCGCGAGCTGCATTGTGCAAAATTTTCCACATAAACATGCCCCCAAATGCAAACAAAATTCTACGCTTGGTCTCCCAACT